CCTACGACATCACCACCTGTTGCTCCTGCCGGATCATTCATAAGCAAGAACTGCGTGCCGTCATACATCACATCCACAATCGCATTTGCAGCAATAGTTCCTGATGCAAGCGCCGTAGCATCCTGAAATGTAATGTTTTTTGCACCTTGCCCGTTCACATTGACCGTCGATGCTGCTGTATTAGCGTTTAGCGCTTTGAATTGAATACGCAACCCTGCGGTGTAGGTAGTAGTTACTCCGGTTAACGTCACAACGTAGGCATTGGCCGTTCCTGTATCGACTGCGAAATTGCTGTACGAATTTGCGTCATTTACAGTGCTCGCTACTGCCGTAAAGTCCGCATCAAGATTTGTCAGCGGGATTGCCGTTGTTGCAGTAGCAAACGTGTTTGGAATAGTAACTGGCTTAGGCATTAGAACCTCACTCGTAATTCGTGTTCAAGTTGGAATCCGTTGTAAACAAATCCCGGCGATGTTGAGGTGACAGTAAAACCGATGTACTTGCCGTACTGTTGCGCATCGTACTTGTAGAGCGCGTACCCAGTAGGAGTCCATGACACCGTCTGCCCTGAGTTGTTGGTCCAGGTAATGGTTTGCAGAAAGTTGTTGGTCCAGTTGATGCCGTTAGTCAGAGTAATTGTCGAAGACACCTGATTTTCAGAATCCACTGTCGCAAGGATAACCCCTACTCCTGAACTAGAAATCGTGGCTTCTACTCCAATCTTGAGCGCCTGTTTCGTGCGGATCGGATCGTTCAACGACCACAATGCGGTTTTTACAAGACTTGCAATGTTTGAGGTTGTGTCATTATATAGTTTGTACACTCGTCCATTTTCTTGCAACCCAAAGGCGGTAAGTAATCCGGTCAACGGCGAGGAGTTTATGTGCGTGATTGCACCCATTTCTGTCGCAAACCACTTACGATCAAAGAACACAAGTTGCAGCTTACGTAATGTGCCGCTGTCGTTGTACGTCACCGACCACGCTGCTAGCAGAATGTTGTAGATCAACACTTGGCACGCTGTCACCGGATAATTAAAGTCAATGAACGGAAAGATGTTGTCAAGCGCATCGCTGATCTTTGTAGTTGTAGCCCCTACTAGTGCGTAGACTCCATAGCGATTCATGAACAGAATGCTACGGAAGTAGGCCACAATCGCATCATCCAGATCGGAACCGATGCTCGCACTCACGTTTGTGTTGGTGAACAAAGTTTCGCCCGTGACCGCGTTGACGCGCACATCCGAGAACACATTGATGGAGTTTGCACCAAACACGTAGAGGAAGTTATTGGCGCTGACCATCTGCGTGATGTCGCCGTACAGCGTTCCATCCGTGATCGTGATGTTGCCTGAGCTTATCGAAGTGAAATCCGTGTAGGACTCCACAGCACTGAAATAGACCGTGCGCCCCTCCGCAATCCACACGCGACCCGAAAAAGTCGCAATCGCTTGTCCGTTTTGTGAGAAGAGCGCAGCGGTTGCGGTTGCGTTTGTGCCCGCTCCTCCTGCAATCGTGACCGACGGGGCACTCGTATAGCCCGATCCTGGCTCTGTAATCGTGATGCTGTTGATAACTCCTGACGATTGTGTCGCGGTCGCGGTCGCCTGCACGCCCCCTGTCTGGTTGGGTGCACCAATCGTTACGGTCACCGGATCGGTATACCCTGAACCTCCTGCGGTGATGGTGATGGTCGCTACGCTGCCAATCTTGACCAGATTGGTTCCGTCCCAGTTAAAGTATCCCTTGCTCGGCGTGATGATCAACGCACGTTCGTTCTTCCACTGCGCTACCTTGTTCCCGGCGTTATCAAAAGTCCCAGCGGCAGCGACCGTTGTCAATACATTAGTAGACAAATTCAACGCTTCGCAACTGCCATCGGTTTGGAAGATCAGCAGGAAGTTGACGCCTGCAATGTTGATCGGTGCGCTGTACTCTGGTACGCTTGCGGTGATCGCAAAGAGCGCTACGGTTCCACCGCCTGCAAGCGTTCCTGTTGCCGTCGCCACGATGATGTCCCCTACTGCGGGGATGGCGGTCAGCGTACTAAAGAAGGCTTGCCATTGCGCGAGACTGCTTCCAAGCGCAGCAACACGATACGTCTTCCCGGTAATTACCGAGGTTCCTGCTGTAGCAACCGCTGGAAAAGACGTTGGCACGATACGCAAATTTCCGAATCCAATCGGCATTGCGTTTTCCAACCACGCAAACTCGTTTTGATCAATCGCGGTTCGGTTGGCCTTGGTGTTAAGACCCTTGAAGTCCTTCGTGACATGATAGGACTTGCGCTGCTCGGTCTGCGCCATGTCAGTATGGCGAACTGAACGCCGTCGGCAATCTGCGAGTCATGGAGGAGGCAATCACTGCGCGTGCCTGCTTGTCATACTCCACTTTAAAGATCTCGGCCTCGCCGTAACTCTGCTCCTTGTACTTGGCAAGGTAGGCTGCGTAGAATTTGATTGGCGAGGTGTACGGTGCGGGAATAGTTTCGGCTTGCGAGCTAGAGGTCAGCGCCTCGGGCAACACTACGGCATCGACTTCAATGACATAGGTTTGATCGGGGATTGGTCCGAAATACACTGTGGTCAGACCGTAGAGCGAGAACGCAATCGGCCTGCCTGTGTAGTTCTGCCAGAACCGGAGTTGCGCGTTGAAGTCGGTCCACGCCAGATACCGCAATGGGATACGCGTGTTTCCCCAGTACAAATTGATGTTTAGGACATCAAGTATGCTTGCTGCATACGCGGGTAGCGTTAGAGCCGTGAGATCGAGCGTCTCAACATTGACGACTGCTGAATTTGTGTCTAGATAACGCAGACAACCTGTATCACGAACGATACGGTTGCGCGCATCGTTGATGTAGTCGGTTAACTCTGTGTCAGTCCAGAATACTCCGGTCGCGTCGTGCAACAGCCGCCGTACCTCGGTAATGTATCCCGAAAGAGTTGCCATTGCGGTCTCATACGTTTGAGGTTTTTGGCTCCATCACCTGTCGGGGCAACAGATGACAGAGCTACTCAACCACCAGAGGGGCTAACAACTGGTTCCTTAGAGCGTCAGGATGTCGCCAAACACATACACATCTGCGGTCGCAGCCCCTCCTTGCGCCGTCGTGAGCGACAGGTACAAGTTCGGGATGCTGGACTTCACGGTAATGTTTGCGCTACCTGCGGTGTTCAAAGTCAAGTCTAGAAACAGCGCTGATGTAGTCAACGTGGAGTACGCTTGCGCTGCCGCAACGACCGCTGTCCCGCCTTTGTTTACAGCGGTATACACGCCGCCTGCTGCGGTGCTTAGGCTCGCAGACGCATTGGTGACGACAATCCTGCGCAAAATAAATTTGGCGGGCGCGTCGTACATCACGATCTGCTGATCCGACGTACTGTTGTAGTCTGCTCCAATCAGACTGCCAAGCAGGATTCCTCCGAATCGTGTCGGCAATTCATTGGCAACGCGATTACCATCCATGATTCACCTCACGTTGCGTTATAAGTTCCCGACACTGCCAACCCGCCATTAACGGTAAGAACCAACGCAGTGACCGTTCCCGACGACGACACCCATTTGACATTGATGCCATCCGAGAACACAGTTCCCCCCGTGTTGGCCGCAATCAGGGTTACCCAACTCGTTCCGTTGTTCGCTTGGATTGATAGATTCGCAACAGGATACACCAAATAGAGACCCGCAGGAATGATTACGTCAGCACCTGCTGTGACTGCTTGGGTTTGGTAGTCAAAATACGCACCAGCGGTATCGGTATTTGTCGAACTTGATGCAAGGATCAGTTTCGGTAGACCAAGAGCCATGATGTCCTCCTAGAGCGTGAGCGAGTTGTAGCCCGTCACCTTTGTCATCGACTTAGGCTTGGTACTGACAATCTCGGCAATGGTCAAGACCGCTCCGACATACCCAATTTGCCAATTCGGGAGCGTGGATTCGAACCCTGTAAAGGCAAACTGTGCTTGATTGTGTACATAGAGCGACAGATAGTTGCTGTTGAGCAGGTAGAGCGTGCCTTCTGGGCAATACGGATCGGGATAGATTGGGATGCCTGCCACCATCAAGGCCCGGAACGCTGAAGTTGGACCTTCTTCCCCTGTTGCAAAGTTCGACCCAGGCGTGATCATGTAGGTTTCTTGCCCCACAAAATCTTGCGCGAGTAGCGTCCAGGTTCCAAAACCGCATACGCCAAACGTCGGCATTTCTGCTGATTTCTTCACCGTACCGCTGATGTACTGAAGGACGTTTTGCCGCGTCGGATTGACCGAGCCTGCGGCGTATTCGCTCGACGCCCACCAACTATAGGTGGAGCGGTTCAACCCTGCATAGGTGCCTGCGGAATCCACGGCGATCGGAAGACCTGTGAACCTTTGGGTGTTGGTGCCGTCATCCGTGTACGCGGAGGTTGCCATCGCATCCATCATGACGTTGGTGCAATCGTTCATCCGCGCCTCGATCAGCGGGATGATCGCATAGTCCTGCTGCACTGCACCTTCCATCCCGAGGAACGGCACCGGCGCAATCATGAGCTTCAGATTCCACTCAGCGTTGTAGGCACCCTGCTGTACTGACGGTTGCGCAAACGATCCCGAGTAGTCCGACCATTGTGCGTTGACGAACTGCGCACCTTGGACTGGCACCGTGACCGAAGAGACACCGCCCGAGGCGGTCTGGCTGTTGGCAAGCAAAGCCGCCATCAACGGGGTTGAGTTGTAAAGTTGGACGATCAACTTGGGGATGAACGCCCGACGCGTCACATAAGTCAGTTCGTTGTACTGACTTGTGCCGCTGGCTGGGATGATACCGCCACCAATAGGCATGATTGATTTCCTTTAAGAAACGTAGCCCCTACTAAAGTCCAATCGGTCTGCGCGGTTGCCGCAACTCGGTCAGTGCCTGTTGTGCAGCATCACGTGCAGCATTCTGCGGGTTCTTGAAGAAGTTCTTCAAGTCCCAGTTGTTCAACACCGGAGCGCCCTGAAAGATCGGCGTGGGTTTGTCCACCGACTCCGCCTGCTTCATCCAGTTGAAATAGTCTGCTGCGGTATCATGATCCGCAATCCTCTTCTCGATCATGATCTTTTCGACCTCTTTGATTTCCTCGTCGCTTTGCACTTTCCCGGAGTTCTTCAACCGGTTGCGGCGCTCATCCAACACTTGACGGGCGTCGCGCTCCCGCAACTTCGCTTCGAGCGAGTCGATCTTGCTCTGCATGTGCTGGCGCGTGGTTTCCATCCGGTCTTGGATCTCGATTTCGGGAATCGGCAGATCTTGCCGGATCTTCTTGGTCAGGCGCAGCGCATCGGCACGCGTGGTTGGGTTGTCGTGCAGCTCTTTGGCGAGCAGTGCCAGTTCCCGGATGTCGCCATCCGAGAGGTTTTCGAGTGACATGTTTAGCCCCTAGGTCCGATCAGATGACTTTCTTGGTGTCACCCGGGTTGGACAAGTTCATGTTGTTCTTGCTACCGCCTTTGGCTGCGTCGGAAAAGCCGCCAAACTTGCTGAAGCGATGCGGGTTGACAATCTGCCCGTTCTCTTTCTTGTCATCCAGAGGACGGCGGATGGTTTGCGCACCGCGTGGTTTGAAAAGATCCATAACAATCTCCCTAGATAGGTAACGGAGGTGAACTGAGTCCTTGCACAGGCGCAGCCGCCAAAGACCGCATCGCAGGCGAAGCAGCCCCGGTTTGCGGCAAGGATTGTATCATCTGCATGATTTCTGCGGGAATCAACTCGCGTGTTCTGCCTCCGGTCTCGCCAAAAACCCTGGCAAGCGACGACAGCACATCCAGAATCTTTTTGCCTTCGACCGATTCTGCCCCGAAAGCCACCAGTGCCTGCTGCATCAGGTCCATTGCCATCTGCACATTGACCTTGGCACTCGCCTGATCGCCCTTCTTGTCTTCCGGCGTCAGCATCGGCGCACCCATCGGAGGTGTTTCTGCCCCCGATAGCGCGGGTTTGGGCGGTTCTTCCACCGGCGCAGGGGGTGTTGGTCGCCCGCCACGCATCACTTCCATCAACTTGTCCGAGGGTACGCCCATGTTTTCTCACTCAAATTAGTTCAGAGGAGAGAGGATGGTTTCCCGTCCCTCCCCCAAGAGAGCGCGGACTGACTACCGGCACCCTTTGCGTCCTTTGCGTGCCATGATGTTCTCCTATCCTGGCGCGGCCACCTGATTGCTCGGGCAAGCAGCCATACCCGTTGCTGCTGTCAACGACGGGTCTTGCGACCGCGCATCATCTTGCGTGCGTACATTTGCAACTCCTAACGTGACGACATTCGGTTATCGACTGGACGACTCCCGCGCTGGATGGCATTGCGTGAGAACGTCATTTTTGGAGCACGGGCCGTTTTGGCTAACGACTTCTGGGTCATGCGGGGCTGATCCCCAGCGGAACCATACGCTTGTTTCATGATCTATGCAACCCCCTGTAGTGCAGCGTCTGCTGCGGGTTCGGACATCTTCTTGAGATCGTCCTTCAGCAATTGTTTCATAGGTGGTTCGAGCAAGTCAATCAACCTTTCCTTGGAGATGGCTTGTGCCTTGAAGAGATTGAACGCCAACTCGCGGGTGTCTTCCATGAAGATGGGAGAGTTTGAGTGTGCATCGACCTTGACCACGAAGTCAGGCGTGAACTGCTCGGCAATGAACGGTGTGCCGTTCGTGTCTTCGTAGCGTCGATCCTCATACCGGCGCATCAGTTTCAGGTACATCGTTGCCACTTTTTCGAGCGCATCCTCGATGACCAGAGCGCGGCGTTTGGCACGGCTTGATCCCATGCGGGCCAGTTGTGAGGCGTGTCCAGCGCTGCGCACCCCGGTTTCGCCGCGTCCCTGCAACACCGACACGATGCCGGAGGCTTCTGCAAACATTGCATCGATTTCGCTAATTTCTCGGAATAGATCGTTGGGAATGCTGGGTGCGAGCTGCTCCACTTTTGCGTTCGGCTGATCGCTGTAAAGCAGTCCGCCGGCACGGTTCAAGGCGAAATTCTTCTCGTCCGGGATGCCGAGGAACCCGATCAACGCGGTCGGCGGTGAGACTTGCTTGTTGAGCAAATCGAGGATTTCGGACATGCGTTTGTTGCGCATCTGCTGCAAGAACACGAGGCGTGCCACCTCGGACATGCCCCAATAGTAGTCATATTGCGGGTTGGGGCACACCTGAATGAGCGGCACTTCGCCCTTGAGGTAGACCGAGGCCATCTCCCGGTCATAGATCACCACGTCTGGATCGGCAATGGTGACGAACTGGTAGTCATCGATCTTGTCGTTCCAGAGGTAGAGTTCGCGCATTTCCACCAAGTCTTCGGCCACGCGTGGTTTGTAGCGTGAGATGCCGCCAAGGTCGAGGTTGACGTTGCCATAGATCGTGGGGTTGACCTGCGACATAATGAGGCGTTCGACGCCTTCGGGCATGTCGGCCTGCGACTTCTCATTGGAGGTCACGCGCTTGACAATTTCTTCCCGGCGCGGGTGGTTGTACAGTCTGGAGTACAACTCGGATTTGGTGATGTAGTACTTCTGGCAGAGGGCTTCCTGCCGGTCGGTGTTTGAGAGGTCTTCGCGGAGCACTCCGACCTGTCCGGGTTCCACGACATAGGGATGGATGCCTTTGTTGTAGACCAGTTTGATGAAGGTACTGTTGTAGCACAGTGCCCAGTTGAGTGCCTGACTGAACATCTGATCCGCGTTCGAGTTGAGCCATTCGTCGTTGAGTGCTTGACTGAGTACAGGCACCTTGGAATGTTCTGTCTTAGACACAGACGCGCCGATGGAGATGCTGAACCGGGTGGTTTCTGCGGAGTAAAGAAACGACGCGAGCTGGTCAATGTGGGGGTAGATCTTGTTGTAGTGTGCGGGAGCCTCATCCGGTCCGCTGCCAAACAGGAAGAACGACCGCAAGGTCTGGTAGTCTGCCCGCCGTTCCTGGATGCTGACCATGCATTTGGTCGCCATCTGGTTGTAGAACGCCTCGCGCTCCAGCGGTTCGACGGGAATTTTCATGTAGGCACTTTCAGGTTTTCGTGATCACGCACGACGACTGCCGGACGAAGATGCGGCAAGGGTACGCCAGAATCCCGGATAGACGCAAGTCCTTGCACCTGTTCGCCTTTGATGGAACGCAGGTCGAATTGTCCGATCTGTGCAGGATTGCCCCACTGTACGCCAAAGTTGCGGTTGTTTGGCTTGAGCAAGGCGTGCTGCTGGTGATCGCCTTCGCGGGATGACTTGATGTCGGTCATCTTGAAGTCGCTTGCAAGGGAGCGCAGTGTGGTGTCGGCGTGTTTGGTGCGATCCGACTTCATGGACACGGGTTGCAGGAAGACCAGTTGCACCTCCTCACACCCGTGCGGGCACACGCCTTCGCTGCTCTCAAAGAACCCATGCACGGCGCATTTGTAGTCATGCACGA